TGTTCGATCCAGATGACAAAATCAGTGGTGGTCAAGGCTTCGTTTATGCTTCTAGTATTGTAGTTGCTATGAAGAAACTCAAACTCAAAATTGACGCAGATGGTAACAAAGTATCTGATGTATTAGGTATCCGTGCCGCTTGTAAGATTATGAAAACACGTTATGCTAAACCTTTTGAAACTGTACAAGTTGAGATTCAGTATTCAACTGGTATGGCTCCAACATCCGGTTTGGTTGACATGTTCGAGAAAATGGGTGTATTATCTAAGGTAGGCAATAAATTAGCTTATACGGATAAAGACAGTGGTGAAATCATTGCTGAGTTCCGTAAGAACTGGACTGAAGATAAGTTGCATATCATCATGAATCAATGGGATGCTAAGGCGGCTGAAACTTTAACCACTCAACCAACCGAACCAGAGGAAGAAGAAGCATAATGGATGAAACTCTAATCATTACAGTTTGGGATATTTTTCGTGAATATATCCCTGAGAAGAATCGTGAAATGGCGGCGAATCAATACGTTGATTTTCTACTAGGTAACGATATCGATCCAGATACATTATCAGGATACACTGGGTATGATCCTCATCTCGACGAAGCAATTAAAACCGTAGTCGAAGAAGAAGGTGTGGAGAAGGATGATCCATACGATGAGGACAACTTAGGTTACGAGGACGAGGACTATTAATGGCTTGGTACAGTAAAGTTAGTAGGGACTTGTCCCACCTACCTGACTGTATTGAGTATTATTATACTCAGTTAGACGAGGCTAGGAAGGAAGTTAAGGTATACGGTAATCTTGAAAGAGCTAGTGCCGCACTTCCTGGCATTGTTGAACAGCGTTTCAACCAGCTTCAAGAAATTGAAGCTGTGTTGGAATACTTAAACATAGAATTAAGACGTACTAGAAGTAAAGCATTTAAGAAGTATCTAGAGAATTATCAACGTGCTCTCAGTAGCAGAGACTGTGAGAAGTATGTTGACGGTGAGGCCGACGTAGTCGATCTAGAGAAAATTGTGAACGAGTTTGCCTTGTTACGCAATCAATGGCTAGGGATTATTAAAGGTCTTGATATAAAACAATGGCAGATGAGTAATATTATTAAATTACGAACTGCTGGAATGGAAGATGTCCATATATAATGATCTATGTAGAAGACTTGATCCTACGGCTATGCGGCGCCGGGAAGTGGCTATTTGACCCTCCCCTGATGCCTGACTCTGGTTGGGAATGGGAGTTTGTTAGTTCAGTAGCTGAACAAATTGGCGTAGGTAATGCTATGACTGAAAAGCAAGCTATTACTGCCATTAAGATTATCAACAAATATAAACTTGAATTAGAAAAGAAAATTGGTCAACCTATTGACCTTAGCACTCCACAATTCAAACAATCATTTAGAATTTTAAGTGAAGACAAATCAATTACTATCGGAAAGGTTAATGGTGTAGAATCTATCATTGTGCGCTTTCCGTATAACCCGGATGTAATTAGAAGTATTAACGAACACGTAAAGAATAGCGACTGGCAAAGTATCCAGTGGAATTCTAGGCTACATCAAGTAGTGGCCAATTGGGAAGGCACTGATAAATTTTGGCGATTTTCCTTACTCGAAGAAAACATTTTATGGATTGCTAACAATCTATTACCTAACGGATATAATGCCTGCGACCGGTTTCTTGAACTAGTTAACGATGCCAAAGATATTGTCAATTCAATTAATGACTATGCTCCTATGGTTATTAAAGAAGAAGGCTATTACAAGTATAAAAATTGCGCAGATTCTATACAGCCACTTGGTACTAGTAACGTAATTAAATTTTTGTTTGACGCAAAGAATTACGGTATTACTGCTTGGAACGATAAGGTAGATGCTGACTACAAGTCAGTAGTAACATCGGCAGTAACACAGGACTTATTAAACAATACAACTCCAATTTGGATTGATTCAACTAAGCAACCAATTGACGCATTTAAAGATGTTATCAAATATGGTGGGCCTGTTTTGATTATTATTCCAGGTGGTAGCGAAATAGATCATACAGTACTATGGCATCAAATGGCTTTAGATTTTGGTATTACAAATAAAGAAATGGCTGTATTGTTTAGAACACCTAACCAAAATGGTGGTGAATTTAACAAATACGTCAAGGATAATGAACTAAACAACGAAATTAGTGAACGTACTAAAGTTGTATTTGTAAGCACTAAGATTCCTAAGCCGTTGGTAAAATCAGGCATTAAATTTAATACAGTATTAAATCTAGGTTTTTACAATCAATTACATTTTAGTATGAGTGTAGTCTTGCAATCAGCCACCAATATAGTGTATTATACTAATAAACAACCTCACGGGATTACCATTGGCAACTGCTAAACTAATAATTAAAGACGAAGTTAACGTTAAGTTTGAAAATCTAGATCTAGATACAAGAAAAGAACTAGTGAAGAAATTTAAGTATTTCGACAACAAGGCAAGATATATGCCTGCGTACAAACTCGGACGTTGGGATGGTTGTACTACATTCTTTGGACTCGGCGGTACAAGTTATGTAAGTTTGCTAGATCGTATCCTTCCAGAACTAGAACGTATTGGATACTACATCGAAGTAGAAGATGAGCGAGTTAGTCCTGTTTTAGAGTTTGCTAAAATTACTGAAGAGTATTGGGGTGACATGTGTTGGCCTGAAGGACATCGCTTTGCTGGACAACCTATTAGACTTCGAGATGACCAAGTAGGTGTTGTTAATACATTCTTAGAAAATCCGCAGAGTTTACAATCTGTAGCTACTGGTGCTGGTAAGACTATTATGACTGCTACATTAAGTAAGATTTGCGAGAAGTATGGACGAACACTAGTTATTGTTCCAAACAAAAGTCTAGTTGAACAAACTGAAGAAGATTATGTTAACGTTGGATTGGACGTCGGTGTTTACTATGGCGATCGCAAGGACTTAGGTAAGACGCATACTATTTGTACTTGGCAGTCACTAAACATTCTTGATAAGAAAACTAAGAATGGCGAAGCTGATTTAATTACACTTGCTGAGTTCTTAGAAGGTGTTAGCTGTATTATTATTGACGAAGTACACCAAGCCAAAGCAGAAGTATTAAAGAATCTTTTAACACAGAATTTACGTAATGCGCCAATTCGTTGGGGACTTACTGGAACTATTCCAAAAGATGATTTAGAGTTTGAAAGTATCCGTTGTAGCTTAGGCAATGTAGTAGGTACTGTTACTGCGCACGAGTTACAGGAAAAAGGAATTCTATCAGGATGCCATGTAAACGTAGTACAAACTCAAGAATGGAAAGAGTTTGAAAGCTATCCAGCAGAGTTAAAGTATCTAGTAACAGATGATACTAGAATGGAATGGATTAGCAAACTAATTAAAGGTATTGCCGACAGTGGCAACACTTTAGTACTAGTTGATAGAATTGAAACAGGTAACTTTATTATTAATGAAATACCAGATTCAGTGTTTATCAGTGGAGCAGTAAAATCAACAAAACGTAAGGAACAATATCGCGAAGTAGCAACAAACGATGACAAGATTATTGTCGCAACATATGGCGTTGCTGCCGTGGGTATTAATATTCCTAGGATTTTTAATCTTGTACTGTTGGAGCCTGGAAAGAGTTTTGTTCGGGTAATTCAAAGTATTGGGCGAGGTGTACGTAAAGCCGAGGATAAAGATTTCGTACAGATTTGGGATTTAACAGCAAATACCAAATACGCAAAAAGACATTTAACAGAACGCAAAAGATTCTATAAGGAAGCCAAATACCCGTTCACTATTGAAAAGGTAAAATATTAACATGCAGATACTAACATTAGACAACAAGACATTCTATTTGAATGATCTACCAGATGAAATTGATGAAGATTTTCGTTACTCGGTTTTAGATAATAGTGATCCCCATAACCCTGATTATTTCTTCCTACCATTGATCTTTTTAGAATCATTTACAGGCCCTGCCGCAGTACTTAAAGTTGGTCCTTATGAACTAACAATGCCGTTAGACTGGTGCTGTATTGTAGGTGATCCTACAGGTCCAGAGATGGAAGTGTTACCGCTTACTAGCCTAAATGATAGAGGTTTTAAAACATTCTGTTTCAATCCAATTCAATCATTCCGTCCAGAATTTCATGAGATTGATATCATTAATATCTATCCAGATGTTAAATGGTACTTTCCTAAAATGAAACCTGGACAATTACTAACAACTCCGTTAACTGGCGGCGATAACCCGATGTGTGCTTACTTTGTTAAAGAAGTTAGTCGCCAAAGTGAAATTGTAGATTATACAAAGTGCTGGTAATATGGG